CCGATCGGAGCTACCGGAGCTACGGTGACTCCGCCGACCTGCCCAACGAGTACCTCTACATTGAGATCGTGGAGATGTATGACTTCATCAACAAGGAGCTTCTCTTCTGGTCCTCGCAGTGGAAGAGCGGTGAGGAGCTCCTCGAGCGTGCTCCCATCCCAGTCATGACCTTTGACGGTCGGCCCCTCAGCAACATTGTTCCCTTCTACTTTGCCCGTCGCCCTGACCGTCCGATGGAGGGCTACTCTGCCCTTGGTCGTGTCTATGACCAGTGCTTCGAGAAGAACATCCTTCGTACCTTCTGGGCGAATGCCGTTCGCCGTGACAGCCGCCAGTTCATCTACAAGGAGGGCGCCTTCGATGAGGAGTCGCTTGCCAAGATCACGAGCGGTATCGATGGTGCCATGATTCCAGTTGACAACGATACCATCACCGGTCTCATCGATGTTGTCCCAGTGGTGCCCATCAGCTCGAACCACGCTGCCTATCTGAACTACATCGAGCAGGACCTGCAGAAGGGCTCGCTCACTGCGGGCTTCACTCGTGGTGAGGCAAGCCGTGCCACCGCCACCGAGGTGACAGCCCTCATGCAGTACACGGCATCAGAGCTCGGTAAGATGGCTCGTGACCGTGACGCCACCATCGAAGCTGCTGTCCTCCTCTACACCAGGATGCTGCTGCCGCTCATCGATGACAGTGAGCGTATCGTTGTTGCCACGTCTGAGGGCGCCAAGATCCTTACCTCCCAGAAGATCGATGCTGACTGGACCTTCTACGCCACTGATGGTGGAAGCACGCCGATGACTGACATGGTCCGCAAGCAGCAGATCATGCAGCTCCTCCCAGTGCTAAGCGGTCTCGGTGTTGGTGCAGCTGCCATCAAGGACGAGATCATCCGCCTCTTCGAACTTCCAGTCACCTTCTCCGAGCCTGCTCCCGCCGCTCCTACCTCAACTGAGGCTCCCCCTGCAACTCCTGAAGCCGCGACATCAACTGTCATCGGTGGTGCCTGATGCCGCTCTATGATGCTGTCTGCCCTCAGCACGGCAAGTTCGAAGCGCTGACTAAGTGGGATGCGACCATCAACTGTAAGACCTGCGGTGCTGAGAGCCGGCGTCTTGTCTCCATTCCTGCTCGAACTGCTACGCTCTGGAACGCGGGATGGAACAGTGGTCTCAGCAACAACGGCTTCTACTCCTACTCAGTTGGAGGGCGAGTGGCTGACAAGCGTGAGGAAGAGACCATTATGAAGAGTCGTGGCTTTGTCAATGAGAAGGATCTCGGTGGTGAGAACTTCTACAATGACTACATGACTGAGAAGAAGAATGATCGTGACAACCTGGACTCGATGTCCAAGACTTATCGCGATAACCTGAGTAAGTTTGATGGGGATAAGGTCCGAGCTGTTTCGGAAACGTTTCCCGCTCACGAAATGCTGAAGCAAGCAGCCGAACACGATGCTGCAACAGGAGCCTAATATGACACCGGATGAGAAGATGGATATCGAGAAGATGCGGGCCGAGGCGATGAGTCGTCAGGGAGAGGTTGAGGAATCTGAGGACGAGATGTACGCAGCTGGCGCCCCAAAGGGCAAGTTCAGCGGCAAGGCACTCAACTCGCTCGTTGATGCCACCAACCGTCTGCTGCCGCTCTTCGGTCTCGATGACAAGTACGACCGCTTCAGCGGCGGTGCAACTGCCCTGCCCCCAGAGTTCATGCGTCTCCTTACCATGTTCAGCAAGGCGATGGCTGATGCCATCGATGCTGGTATCCTGCCTGAGGATGCGATGATCGATATGAAGATTGTTGTCGATGACAACTCGTTGCAGGCTCTTGCCGGCCGACTTGGCATGGCAGCGAAGAGCCCGGGCTTCAAGCGTTTCCTTCTCCGCAAGGTGAGCGAATCCCCTCCTGAAGCCGAAGAAGAGGAAGAAGGGATGTCTGAGGAGATGGGCTCCGACGACATGGATAAACTAATGATGGAGAGAATGTAACATATGTCAGACATCGCAGCCACGCCGACCACGGCACCTGCACAGACCGCTTCCAGCACCACTGGCGCGCCCGTGCAGACACTCAATACGGGAATCAATGGTGCTCCAGGGGCATCCGGCACAAATGAAGCAGCGAGCACTGGAACCACGGCGGATGAGGACTATGAACTCTCTCTCGATGAGCTCGTTGGGGAACAGTATGACGACCATCCTGAGCTGAAGGGCGGCCACAAGGGACTGCCCGACTACAAGAAGATCCTTGAGCACCTGCCAGAGAACGGTCGCAAGCTTCTTGGCAACCTGCGTGCAAGCTACACCACGAAGACGCAGGAACTTGCTGATGCACGCCGCGAACTTGAGGCTGAGAGGGCCCAGCTCCTGCGTGACCGTCAGCTCATGACCGAGAGTGAGTGGGCTCAGAGCGTTCGTGCTCAGGCTGCCGCCCCTCTTCAGCACGATGCTTGGAGTGATGAGGGACTCCAGGAACGGATCAACAAGCAGGCGGCTGAGATGATGCAGAAGATGCTCACTCCCCTCCAGCAGGACCTTGAAGCCCAGCGTCGCCAGGTTTCACTCGACTCATTCAAGGCCCAGCATCCTGATCTTGTCTCGGATGACATCCGTATGCCTGTTGCAAGGATGCTGATGGAGCGTCCTGAGCTCAAACTCGAGGATGCCTACTTCATCGTGAAGGGCCAGGTGAGTCGTCAGCAGACCGATGCTGTGAAGCAGATCCAGCGTGAGACTCTGAAGAAGACAAGCACTGGAACCGCTGTCCGCAACGGTGAACCGCCGAAGTTCAAGGACGCTTGGACAGCTTACCAGTATCACAAGGCAAACGGTGGTAGATAATTTGCAAAAAATGTGGGGGAGCGATGATATTACTCAGCGTTCCTCCATATGTATGATAAAGGCAGTGCAACTTCTCCCGACTGCCACCTCAGAACCGAAAGGTCACCTGCTGTGGACTCTGTGGAAAGCGGACCGACGCCGTCGGCAATCGAGATCCTCACCTCAGTAAGAGCAATTCTGCGTCTTACCAAATCTTAGAACTATAAGGACAAAAACTATGCCTATTTCCAATGAACTGCTCAGCTCTACGCTGTTCAGCATTCGCGATGGCGAGGTGGATGAGCTCTTCCAGCGCGTTCCCTTCCTCGACTTCGCCAAGAAACTCGGTGGTATTGAGTACGAGGACGGCGGGATCAAGATCCAGCGCCCCCTCGCGGTCAGCAACCACTCGACCATCACGCAGCTTGCCACCGGTTATGAGCCTGTCTCCCTCGCGGTGCAGGATGTCATGCAGCCCGCCCTCTACGAGTGGTCTGACTTCGTGGCTCCGATCGTTATCACCAAGAAAGAAGAGCTCGAGAACAGTGGCGAGAAGGCGATCGTCAAGATTGTCGAAGCCCGCATGCGCAACGTGATGGGGCTTCTCCGTAGGGAGATCAACCGTCAGCTTGTCGCTGGTAACTCAGCCGTTCTGACCTCCCTCGGAACTCTCAACGGTGTTCTTACCGCCACGGGCTTCCTGGAGCAGGGCGCTCCTACCGCCGCTGGTCAGACCAACACGGTGGGCGGCCTCGCTCGCTCCCTCGTCCCCGACGGCAACGGTCTCTTCAACCGCATCTTCGATGCCGGTGCCGCCTTCGGTACCAACGGTATCAGAGGCATGCACCAGATCGCAGCTGAGACCTCGGCCCGCGCCCCTATGGGCGATGTGAAGCTTGTCCTCGCCTCCGAGGCTGGCTACGCCAACTACCGCCGCGCTCTCTTCACTCAGGAGCGCTACATCGATGAGAAGCAGCTGAATGCTGGCTACATGTCCCTCGCCTTCGGCAACGCCGCGGTCGTCCAGGACGTGTTCATGCCTGACGCGACTGTCAACGGTGCCGGTAATGCTGCCACCATGTACTTCATCAACTTCGACGGCATCAAGATGGTCATGCACACCGACGGCGACCTTGTGGTCAGCCCGTTTGAGTACATTCCCGGAACGACCGCCCGTTCGGCGCAGATCTACTGGAAGGGCCAGCTCATCGCTGACAACCTTGCCAGCTGCGCTCTCCTCTTCAACGGCGAGGCTTTCTAATCATGGCAACTTCTACTCTCGTTCAATACCTCGAGAAGACTCAGGTCACTGTGTCTGGTGGCACGACTCCGGTCGGCGCTTCCACTTCCAATCGCTCACAGGTCGAGGAGTTTCTTGCTGAGACCACTGTCACCGCTGGTGACTGGCTCGAGTTCGACACTGCTCAGACAGGTGCCTCCAAGGTGCTCGTTGTGAGGCAGGCCACCGCCAACGGCACGGGCAATCCCCTTGTCTGCGGTGTGGCTCTCGCAACTGTCACCGGCACTGCCACTTCACCTGCTGTCGTTCGCGTCTGCGTCGGTGGATACGTTGCTAAGGCTAACGTCGCCAACGCTGTCGCGGCTGCTGGTGTGGCTCTGAGCGTCGATGCAGCTGGTGCAGGCCAGGCTGTTGCAATCACTGCAGCAGACACCGGCCCCGCTTGCGGTGTTTCACTCAGCGCCCCGGTCGCCAACGTGGCCGAGGCCTGGATCTACAAGCGGTTCTGATCTGCTCACAAGTCGGGCGGCTCCTTTTATCGGGGGCCGCCCGCACCTGCTAATGTTTGAGATATATAAGATGAGGAGTGGCTGTGAATCTAACTGAGATCAGAAACAAGATTAAGTCGATTACTGACTACAGCCCCGAGCTGACTACCTACAACGAGCAGCTCGACATCCTCATCAACGACGCTTACAACGCCATCTGGACTGAGAAGCGCTGGCGATGGGCGCAGAAGGTCATCTTCCTTGACATCTGGCCTGACATCGTTCCCCTTCAGCCTGACGGCACCACCAAGAACGCGAACGTTCTCAACAACCGCCGCCTGATCACCTTCAGCGGCGCCATCCGGGCTCTTGAATCCTATCCCTACCAGTGGGAAGGACAGATCATAGAGATCCAGGGCCGCGACTACTTCATCGACCAAGTTCTCAACTCAACTACTATCCGACTACGTGAGCCCTTCCGTGGCACAAGCGATGTTGATGACATCACGTGGCGGATCAAGCACCGCTTCTACGACCTGCCGCCTGATGCCATCGAGATCCTTGGTCTGGTGCACAAGGACACACCGGCTGTCGGCAAGATCCCGCCCTACGGTCCAGTTCGTGGCATCACAGCTCGGCGCGAGGAGGACCTCAACCTCCGCGAGGACTTCACCTCCTTCTACTCAGAAGCTTACATCCCCTACGGCACAAGCAACGTCCCAGCTGCTGAAGTAGCTGGAGTATCAAGTGCGATAGTCGGTGGTTCTAGCATTCCGGTCGGCACCTACATGGAATTCTGCTGGGCTTTCGAGACCGACGGTGGCATGAAGGTGGGCGCGCTGAGCGAATCAGCTATTGCGGTCATTGGTCAGGGCGCAGGCGCCTTTGAGATAAAGTTCAGGACCTGGGATGGTGTCGCTGTCGCAGCGCCTGCCTACGCCGATGCAACTGACCAGCAGATGAACCAGTTCGAAGGGCTGCGTAAGCGGATCTACTTCAACCAGAACTTCAACCGCACAACTGGTGTCCGCCTTCCAGGTCTTCCGGTCTGGCGAGAGGTGACAATCGGCAGCACGTTCGTTGCACCTGGCACACCTGGCCTCGACACTGAGCCTGACGCGGTCCGTGTCCTCGACACCGTGGACTTCTACAATGTCGTCAGCCTGACTCAGGTGAATCCTGGCAACAAGCGCTACATTGACTATGACGGCCTCCACCTCCGCTTCAGGCCCTATCCACGCCCGATCGGCTCAGACTTCGTCTACCTTTTCGTTGCCGGTTCAAGCGGCGAGAATCCTATCAATGATGCGACCGAGCGCCAGTTCCGCCAGTGGGAGCTGCGCTACTACAGGAAGCCCTTCCGTCTCGGACTGCAGACTGACACTCCTGAGTTCCCCATCGAGTTCCACGCGCTGATTGTCTACAAGGTGCTGCACGACATCTACTCGAAGCATGACAACCTGAGTCAGGCGCAGAACTACAGCAAGAAGTACGAAGAATCGATCAAGCGCTTTGAGAAGCGGTACGTTGATTCAGTCGATACCAATCTCATCCGCCAGCAGTTCGGCAGTCGTGGTCGCATGACCTCACCGTTCGATCCTAACTCACTTCGCCGGCTCAACTAATGAATAGCAACACAGTTCCTGAGCAGGTAGCAGGGGGAGTCGATCAACGATACTTCCCAGGATCAAATGCTGCTTCACTTGTGCAGAATTTCCGCTATGAGCCGAGCGGTGGCTGGCGGAACGATCGTGGTTGGGAGCCTCTCATCCCGTATCCCAGCCCGTTCAATCCGACAATCGCTGAGATCAAGGAACTCTACCAGCCTTGTCGATTCCTGACCGTCCTCCAGCGCCACCAGGGCAGCGAGGAGTACTACCTCCAGGAACGTGATGGAAACCTGTTCTATGAGTTTGGCAATCAAGGCACTGCAGCCACGGGGAAGATCATCCTTGACAAGGATCGCAACATCCCACGCTCGGATGATCCTGGAACTCAGGCTGTTCCTTACGGCCGATTTGTTGCTCTTCTGAATGGCTACGATAACATGCTCAAGTTCTGGGGCAGGGCACGCACAACGCAGTTTGGTTTCTACCAGCTGCCTCCTGCCCTCACTCCTATTGAGCTCCAGATGGACTACAACAGCAGTGAGACCAGTCCACCGGCTGCAAGCGCAACCAACAACACTCTGACAGGCGTCTCACTTCAGTTTGTTGCGACAAGTCAGCTTGGTCTCGGTGATCCCACCGGTGGATCAGTCAACACCTACTCCTACCGCCAGACCTACATCACTGACACAGGATCCGAGTCACCGCTCAGCCCACCTTGCACTGCCAACTGGATTGTTCCAAGCGGCGCCACTGATGCTGCTATAGCAAATCAACGTAAGTACGGTGTCATGCTGGCTGGATTAGATCCAGGTCCTGACGGTACAGTTGCTCGTCGAATCTACCGCACAAAGAACAAGAAGGACGGCATTTCTGGCTCAGGTGACGTCTACTACTTTGTTGCTCAGATCGATGAGAACAACACCACGACATACATCGATGTCACACCTGACAACCAGCTCACCATTGTGGCTCCCGGTATCAATGACTCTGTCACCATCAGCACAAGCTACAAGTACGGCGCAGCGTGGAACGGCACCTTTTGGCTTGCAGGTGGTGAGAGCACACCGACACAGATCATCTACTCAGTGCAAGGTCTGCCTGAGCAGTTCCCAGCCTTCAACACATTCGATGTTGGCGTCCGCGACGGCGGTCACATCACCGCGCTCTATCCCTACTACGATGTGCTCCTGGTCTTCAGGGAACGCAGCATCGATGCCGTCTTCACCAATGCAACAGGTAGCGGCTTCACCTGCACGACAATCAAGAAGGACTGCGGCACCACGGCAACCAATAGCATCAAGCTCATCCCAGGCTACGGCATCATGTTCATCAACAAGGACGGATTCTGGATGATCAAGGGCGGACTTCGTGGTGGTGCCGAACTCGAAATCCAAAACATGTCGCAGACAATTGAGAAGGAAATGGCGCGCCTCTCCAAGAACGCGCTGGCTCGTGTTTGTGCTGCCTACTCAGACCGTGAGAAGGAGTACTGGTGCATGTATCCAGTCGATGGTGACACTGAGAACACGCGCGGTGCATGCTGGAACATTATCAATGAGCAGTGGTCCTTCCGTGGTGCAGGCGATGACCAGAATTCTAACCACACCTGGAAGTTCAGCCAGATCGCCACAGACCAGAGCGGATACTTCATCCTTGGAACCTCACCTCAGTATAACTCCTCTTTCCCAACCTTGAGCAGAGCTTATCCAGGTCTGGGACTCCAGGTGTGGAGCGGCAGGACGTCGTGGGGGGATGACTTCACAATCACGGTGACTCCGCAGGGAGCTTACACTCTGACACCTGCTGCCCATCCTCAGGGACAGAGCACTTGGACCTCAACGTGGTACGACTTTGGCGATGACTCCGTCAAGAAGCGGATCCTGTCTGTTGAGATGGAGGTTATCACCGAGGGCAACAATCCGATTGAGCTGCAGTGGGCACAGGACTGGGGCTACACCTTCAGCCCCGCGGGCACTGTTGCAATTCAGGTTGGTGACTACCTCGGGAGCCCGTCTGAGCAGGCAACCTACTCACCTGCAGGGAGCGCGACTGTGAATCAGGCAAACAAAGCGGTCTGGGGCACGTCAAAGTGGGAGGAACCTCGAGTCACACGGCTTCGCTGGGATGTGAACACGGGCCTTGTCTCGCAGTTTCAGTTCAGGATCCTATCTACGAATCACATGCAGATCGTCAAGTACCAGATCAACTACATCGGTGGCAGCGTGAAGACTCCGAACACTCGCGCGCCGGGAGCAAAGAGCTAATGCCGAGACAATATACGCAGCGGACCTTCATAGGTGGCAACATCGCAAATGCTGAGGATTGGAACAGTGAGCTCTCGACCGCAGCGTCTGAGTTGAATGGTCAGCTTGACCAGAACAACATGCCGCTTGCTGCTGTTGACGATCCCAAGATGGCAGATCCAGTGACCGTAGTTGACGTTGACAATACGACGGTCAACCGCTTCTTCATTGCACACAGCTACATGCCAACTCAGAGCTATCACATCAGCGAGTGCTCGGATGCAGATCCAACTGATCTTACTTTCTTCACGACAACTTTCAATCCTGATGATTGGCGCCGTGCATGGCATCGTCTCGCTGAGAAGCGTACCACGTCTGTTGGTGGCACCAACCGCTACGCCGGATCCGAGCTGCAGTTCCAGGCACAGGAGGGCATGATTGTCGGTGAAATACTGTTCGATGCGAGCTGGCGAATCTCGTACTGGTCTTGGGCTGCCTCATCAGACTCCGGTCCTGGCTTCACAGGCGCAACATCACGCAATGATGCATTCATTGAGGTAGGCGTCTTTGTCAACGATGTTTGCTGTGCCAGGACAGACTTCCAGTGGCACGGTGGGCGATTCACGTATCACCTCCCCTTCAGCACACCTATCGGCACAACTCCAGTTTTGATCGACATCCGTTTCCGCCTAAAGTTTGACAATGTGAAAGAGCCAACGTCAGGTGGTGGAACAACCTACTCGATCAAAGAGAACTGGATCAATCCCTTTCAGGTGCGTGACAGCCAGATCTGGGCACGCAACGTCTACAGGTAATCAACATGCCAACAATACCAATCACTAACTACGCGGCTGGCGAAACTATGGTGGCGTCTGATGCCAACAATGATTTCACAACCATCCAGTCCTCCACTGCAATCCTTGATGATGACAACACAAGGACCGAGTGGTGCAGCCGTTCTCACCTGGATCAATCACCGACGCCGTTCATCAATGATTCATTCGGCGACGTAGAAGACTTCGACACCACAATGGCGGTCACCTCCACCACCTTCAGCGTTGTGGCCCTTGCTCCCAACTTCAGGATCACTTACAGCGGTCTTGCCTTTCTACCAGGTGAGGTGCTGCGGATGCACTTCGATATCAACGCTGTTGCTGCTGCTATTGTCTCTTCAAATGCAACACAATATCTCACAGACATCAACTCAGACTGCTATCAGTTCAGGTTCTACTTCCGAGACTCAGTCACCGGTGTGACCGCTCCGATTGGTAGCACATCCACCTACTCAACAACCAACAAGACAGATCATAATCCTACAAGTACTGGTGGTGGAACGCCAACTGCAGTCAACAGGATCGGTCAGCGTGTAAACCACTCCTACTGCTGGATCAACACGACCGGTGCCACCATCAACATTGACTGGATCGAGATCCGAGTTCGTCTATGTGACACCGCGTTCTTGACATCGGTCTCCCTCAAAGAGGGAACATTCCAGACATTCCGGGCGAGGCACTAATGGCATACACACCACCGAACGTATTTGTCACTGCGACACAAGTCTCTGCCACCGCCCTTCAGGCCAACACAGAAGCTCTGCGTAAGTACATCAACAGGAGTATCATCAAGGCTGATGTGCTACCTGCCTCAGTCACAACCACCGATATTGTTCGCGGTGAGTATGCAAACGTGGTGCGGGACCACCAGTTCACAAGCGGTGATGTGCTGACAAACTTCATCGAACCAAACGTCTTCGAGTCTAACTACTTCACTTCCACCTGGAAGATGTATGACCAGTACGGTCTGAAGACACAGCAGATCCCTCAGGTCGGCAAGCGTATTGTGATGGAGCGGGACGGCACAATCTTCTTCAGCGTTGCAGGATCATTCGTTGGTGACGCCAACTACGAGCTTCTCCCTGAGAAGAAGGCAAGCGGAATCTACGTGCAGATCTCCAAGGAAGACCGTGTCCTCCAGACAGACTACATCGCTGCCACCAAGGGACGCTGCTACACCGAGGACAATGTGTCTGGTGACGTTGACACATCAGGCAACACAACGACCAATGGAAAGTACAGCAGACGTTGGTACTGCCAGCGTTACAAGTACTCTGCCTCTGCTGGAGAGACCATCAACATCTGTCTTGTCTTTGATCCCAACTGCGATAAAGCGCACGCAACTGCAAGAAACTTGCAGGTAGAGATCTTTTATCGCTGATGACGTATATTTAGGAGATATCATGGCAAACGGAATAGGTT